TGTTCTTGAAGTGGGTAAACAGTTCGGGATGATTCTTCACACTGCCGATGGTGGCAAATGTTATCCGGCTTATCTCCTTTGAGTTAAAGGATGCTGAATAGATACTGCAATCAAGAATACCGTATGAACAGAGTTTCTTGAAATTCTGTTCGAGTATTTCCTTCGAGGGCTGGAACACCAAGGTATGACCGTCAAGCCTTGCGGCTATATCCGCTATGATAAGCGACTTTCCGCTGCCCGTAGGTAACACCATAATGGCATTTGTTTTCTTCGCCTTGTTATTGAAGAAAGAAACGGCAGCATCAGAGGCTTTCTGTTGGTAATCTCTCAAACGGAATTGCATTTTCTCAATAAGTATTTGATTAATAATTCTTCATTTCTATTATTTCTCCTAAAGTTCTGCCATGCGGCTCCATAACTAAGATTATGCTTTTCGCAAAATTCAGAAAGAGAATACCGATTGCCATCAATATGTATATATACAGTATTAGTTCGGTTTCTAACCTGCTCTTTTCTGGTAGCCCATTTACAGTTTTCAGGAGAATAATTTCCGTTTACATCTTTTCTATCAATAGTAAGCCCTTTTTGATAACCACTATTCAAAGCCCAATTAACAAACGACTCAGGATTATTTTTCCATTCTTCACAGATACCTATTCCCCTGCCTCCATAATTTTTATAGCTTGAATGTTTAGGTGAATAGCATCGTTCTTTCATACATCTAAAAATCCTATAAATATCAGTTCTTGACAAACCGTGCCTATAATTATACTTAGTGATTCTATCTTTTGTTTTACACCCACAACTTTTTGATGTTCCATTTCGTAATCCATAAGCACTAACAGAATGAATAGAACCACAATCACATTGACAGATATAATAAGATTTAATTCCTTTATGGTCTAATCTATCCAAATCCTTATGCAATACAAGCCATCTACCGAACTTATGTCCTGACAAATCAGGCATCTTATTACATGATTTTTTATAACTCATAACCCTTTCTCCTTTCGTAATTTCTTATTAAGTGCTTTGTAATACTTGATTAGCTGTTCGTACTCAAAATCAGTCATTTTGGAAGTACCATCAGCTTTCACTTTCAGCAAGTCAAATTTCTGTTGCCCGATTTTGGCTATCAGATTCACCCGATAGTCTTCCAAATGATCGGCTTTGAACCTGTTGCAGTGCCGGCATTCGGCATGGCAATTATTCTCATCAAACCGTGTTGCCAAATGTGTACGACTGAAATAGTGCCCGCAGTCTGCTTGTGTAAACGGCTTTATCTGTCCGCACGAGATACATCTAAAATACCCGTTTGGCATTGCATCACGAAGCCGGATAAAAAGGGAAAACTCCTTGTCGAGCTTAGCTTTCAAATCCGGCTTCTTCTTTACTGCTATCCCTGCTTTATCAAACAGAGGTAAAGGCTTTTCTTTTTTCTTCTTAGGCTTCTTGATGTAATACGGCATAATTCATTGTTTTAGTTTGTGGTATCGGCAGGATTCGAACCTGCATGAGCTTTCTGCTTTGAGTAACCCTTCCGGCTGGGTAAAGCTCCAGTACTCGTCGTGCGTCTACCAATTCCGCCACGATACCAGATGCCCGTCTTTCCGGGCTGTCAATTATACTTCGATGATTACGATGTCAGGTGCAACACCTTTGATTGCTTCAATCTGTTCGTCAATCACCTTGTTTTTGTATTCCTCAATGGTTTCATTCGCACCAGCAGAAACCAAAGAAAGTGAAACATCACGACCATCTACATCAGCATAAATTTCAACTTCGATTTCCTCACAAACAAAGCCTTTGAAAAGAGGAATATTCAGTTTGAAGGATTTCGGAAGATTAGAATCAACCACCTGAGAATAATTATCCGTCTTGCTGCCGTTTTCCTCTTTGCTGCGCTCGATGTCTTGGTTAACCTTTGCTTTGAAATTCTTCAAAGTGGAAACCAGCATCATGTTTTCTGATTTATCCTTGAAGAAAGCACGGTGCATCTTGAAGAACTGGGATAGCTTGACAGGTTCCCATTTCTTATCCGTGTTAATGCCAAATTCCTGCATTTCTTTTGAAGCCTGTAAAATACCACTGATTCCAGTCTGATAGTAGTTGGTTTCATCAATAGTTAATGCCAACCCCATCTTATCACGGTTTACGATGATATTGGTCGATTTCTGATTAATCAGTTCGACACGCTTTTCCAACCATCTGAGAGGTGCATCTATCGTTCCACTGATAACTACTCGCTCCGGTTCTTTCGGGTCAAGTGCTACCGGTGCTTCGCCTTCTCTTAATACTACTTCAATAGGTTTGCCGTTGTAATCTTTAGGCACAACCAAGTTGATTTTGTTTTCGCTCATGATTCTGTTCCTGTTTTACGGTTAATACTGAATACTGTCTTTTGCATCTCCTGTGGCATAATGGGACGGCTATAAACCAGTTCGCCCAGCTTGTTGTAGAATCCTGCCATCTTTTCCTCGTGATAGAGGATTTTGGCACATTCTTCATTTTCTACAAACTCAGAACCTCTCTTAATGTGGTCCAAAAGTTCCTGCTTTTCTTCGTTCAAAGGTTTCAGACGTTCTTTGAACTCGTCCATAGCCTCTTTCTTTTCTATCTCAATATCATTGATGGTGATTGATACTTCAGCTAATGTTTCTTTCTTTTGCGCCAATTCTTCGGGTGTGAATCGGTGAGTATAACCGATTTTCTCCACTGCATCGGCATTGTCCTGAAGAAACTGCCATCGTTCCTGTTCAGGAATGTCTTGTCCTAAAAATTTGTCCATATTATCTATAACTTATTTTGCCAAACTCATTGTAAACCTTTCTTGCAGTACCCATAGTATTATAAACTGGAATATAGCTTCTTTGAGAGGCTTTCTCTATTTGGTGAATACCGCTGGATTTAGGGTTGATTGATTTTTCAGGATGAAAGAATCTTGCTACATCTTGGGGAAATTTTCTTTTCTTCATAATCTCAATTTTTAAATAAATTCATTATTACGTTCAATTTCTTGTTGTGCGTAGATAAGCATCTGTTGTTCGTTAGCGGCAGGCAAATAGATACCTGCCACAGATGCGCTCCAGTTTCGGAAACGGTCAATACTCAAGGTCATTTCACCTGTTGTCAGCTCGGCAGAACTTCTTAAGTAAGTTACTTCCTTACCTTTCTTGTTGACCGTCTTTCTCTCAAACAAATCACGGTTGCAAGTCCTCTTATAAAAATCAATTTTTGCTTCGTCGAGACTGCAACCGTACTCACTACCGAAATACCCTAAAAGAAGATGCAAGTAGCTGTTTTGGGCAAGCGTGCGGTTAGGTAGTTTCTTTTTCACTTCCACCACCGCACGTTCACTAAACAGCTTGTTTACATACTCCTTGAACTTGGGTATTTCATAATGATTTGATAAATTAAATATCATTTCTCTTCCATATCATTCTTCAAGTCGAACAGCATACGCTAAAAAGGCAAATCGTCCTTTACATTGCCATTAGCATCAACCGGAGGCGGAAAGTTCTGCGGCTGTTGCTGATAGGTCGGTTGTGGCGCTGGCTGTTGTACCGATGTTGTTTGTTGCGATACACCACCACGCGCATCTATTTTGTAGCACCGAATAGATGCCATACGTTTGAGTTCTCCGTCTTGATTCGTCCAAGAACGCCCTTGTAAGACAAATGATACAGTAACAACATCACCCTGATTAAAGCGGTCAAGTTCTGCACACTTATCGCCTGAAAACTCTAAGGGAATAACATTCTCATACTCGCTACGCTCTCCCGTATAAGGGTCGTAAGTGGTAGCATCTAAAATGAACTCCCGTTTTGTAAACGAGGAACCACCGTTTTTGGATGGTATTTGAACAGTTTGTCCGATTTCGGTTATCCGTCCGGTTATTTGATTTGCCATAACCTAATATTACTGGTTCTTTTTATTATATATTGCAATCTCCACATATATTCACAAGGGAATCAAATTCTTCTCGTGAATATTCAAATCCATTGATTACGATTACCTCGTTACCATTTTGGTCAAAATAAACTCCATCATTCATTTCCAAAGATTTTAGTGTCAGTTATCAATTTTCTGTTTTCTTCCAAAAACCGGATAAATTCCTCACAATGATTAGTAAGAATAGGAATATCACGTTCAGGATTGAAAACGTATGTTTCTGTATAGGTATCTACCACATAACCGCCTTTGTTGAACTCTACAATGTTATACTCAAATGTCCGTACATCCGACCCATTCTGCATAAGAGCATAAGGATAAACTAAATGCTGGTGGTGATCTTTGAACTTTCCCACGGTATAACTACCGGTTGTTTTGATGTCGTGAACACTGGTAGGCATCAGTTCGTCAATCAAACCATAAACCAATACACTACCGTATGCAGTAGGCAAGATGGCTTCTACTCTTTGTTGGGTTAATGCTCCTTTGTAGTAGTTGGCAAACTCGCGGCAAAGGTCAATGTGAAAAGTGAAAGTGCGATTGTTGTAAACAGCTTTTATCCCGTAAAGTTTTCCATCATCGTGATATGCCTTGCTAATTTCCATTATAGAAGATTTACGGTTCTCAATCATACAATCAATGATTTCATTGAAAGCCGTGCCACGGTCTGCCGCTTCGCTATCGAATGGCTTGCGGTTAATCCGGTCTATCAGTTCTTGAAACTGTTGTTCGTGAAATTCTTCAGGAGTATGGGGTGGATTTTCTGACCACCCCCAGTACTTATCCCAAATCACATCACTATTCAGATATGCCCCAAAGGCATCAAGAAGCGTTGCGTAAATACGATATTTAGGCTGCTGGTTCATATTTCTTTTCTGAATTAAGTTTCAGATTCAAAGACTTCGCTTTGTTAGCTACCAACTTTGCCGCCATTTGCTTTGAAGAACCAACGTGCTCAAAGTTATCTATTTGCGCGATAAAATTATTGGCAGATTCCGCATCCGTAATAAGTTCGATCTGTTCTTTTATCTCTTCAATAACTTTATCATACTTTTCCTGTGCCTCTTTCTTGGCAGCAAGCATACCCAAATACGAATTGATTATCTTGGCGGTGATAAAGTCGTTCTTTGCGGTTGGATTACCATTCTTGTCAAGGATGGTAGGAACTTCCATCACTGAAGGAAGATTGCAAGTATTCTTACCGTCATTTCTTGAAGTTGGGTCAAAAGTGATGGTACGTCTTTGGACGCCTCTTT